CGCCTGAGTATGACCAGAAATCCTTGCTAAACATCTTCGCTCCATTCGTTACTTACAATCTTAGTGTCTTGCCATGACGCGCTTACGGTGTAGGCAGTTGTGATGATTGAGATGAGCGAAACCCCGCCGGTGATTAGGGTCACGCCAACGCCCCACTGATCCACCAGGAAAGTCAAAGCGCCGAACACAATCATGGCGAAGCCAAGTCTGTAGCTACCGAAGATTAGCTGTCGTCTGAACTTCCAGCTAGGGCCTGTCTCTGATTGCGGTTCGTCTTTCATAAAGAACGCCGCGTCGATGAGCTTCTTTAGATAGGTTGCTTGCACGTTGGGCATCTCTTTACCTTCGGAAGAACCACCGGTTTCTTTTGCGCGTTCGCTTGTTCTGCCTGGAGGAACTTGGTTTGCTCTTGTATAAAAGCGTGGAGATCTTGTTTGGCTCTTGTCGCACCGAATACTGATTTGACTGTGTTGCCGAGGGTTGCGTGAAGGTGTGGGTTTGTGGTTGCTGATCCGCTGTTTCCTGACTTGAGATACTTCTGCCCTGCCTTTACCTTGTCACCGACCTTTGTGGACTTCAGAGGGGTCTTACAGCCCTGCTTAGGGCCTTTACATTCTGGGCCATGATACGAGCAGTTGAGGTGGCAGTAGCCAATGTACTTAGTGCGCTTCTTGATGTTGTCCCAGCCCGTCTGAACAACTACCCAGCCGAGGATTGTGCTGTACTGAATCAGCCTGACGGTTCCGTCGGTGATAGCTGGGATGTATGTCCCATTCTTTACGCCCCAGTCGGTTCCGCTGTGCGGTTGCATCTTGTTGCGACGACGGTATTCAGACATCGTGCCGTAGTGTCCAGTGATAGACGAGTCAGGAAACGGGGTTAGCCACTCAGCCATTTAGCATTCCGATTATTGCGACAGCTACAGCGCCTAGCACTGCACCGTATACGCCGTAAACCAATTTGGCAATTAGCTCGACCTTAGATAGTCGGTTGTCAATCTCGGCAACCTTGCTTGGCAGATACTTCAGCCCGCGCAACTCTGCGACCATCTCAATCTGAACGTTAGAAACTTCTAAAAGCTTTTCATAGACTTGAGCGTTTGTAATCCTGACTCCGCTTGTAGTCTCTGTCATCTTTGCTCCAACTGATTCAGTCGTGCCTCTAGTGACTGAAGGCGTGCGTCTTGATCCTTGAGAACTTGTTGCAAAGCAACGGCAAAGAACTCATAGTGAATTGTGCTTGGCTTGCCGTTGTCGTCGTAGCTAACAAAAGCGGTTAGTCCAGCGTCGTGCATTTCCTCGGCGATGAAACCTACGCTTTTTGTTTCGGTGTCTGCCTGGGTGTTGTAGTGGAACTCGACTGGCTCAATGGCAAGAACCTGCTCTGCGGTGTAGCGCAGGGGTTCAATGTTTTTTTTGAGTTCGCGACTTGACGGGACATAACCAAGTTTGTTCCTTGTGTCGGTGCTCGAAACATAAACGGATCTAAAGCTTGTTGAAAGCGTGTTGCCGTAAACGCCATTTGCCCAAAGCTCCGAGCCTTCGATTCCCATGCCCGTAGTCGTGTCGCCAATGTCTACATTTCCGCCAAGGCGATTGATGCTAATGGTTTCAGCAGCGCCAGAGTTACGCGCCTGAATCTCATTTCTGTCGAATGCTACGTTTGCTCCTTCGGTGCTTCCTAACTGAAGTGCATGGGTAGTGGAAGATAAGCTAATACCACCAGTGCTAGTGCCTCTGAGCCGTTCAACACTTAGCGTGGTTCCGGTTATCTTGCTTGCGTCAAGGTCAGGGATTCTTGCGGCGTTGAATGTTCCGCTAGTAATTACTGAAGCGTCTAGGTCGGTTGGCTCAACTGGGATGAATTCCGTTCCATTGAAAACCTCTAGGCTTTTGGTTGAATCTAGGTAAGTTAGCATTCCTTCGGCTAGGTAGCCGGTTAGTGCCGATGTCCTAGCCGTTGCGTCTTCGAACCTCTGAACGCTTTGATCCATTAGGTATTGTTGAATGTTATCTGCGGTAATTACTTCGCCAGGGATCCAACGCCTGTAACCTTGTCCAGCCATTAGTCTTCGCTCTCTGTCTTTGGTCGGTTGTCTGTGAAGATACCGTTTGCGTAATCCCAACCAATGCCGGCGGACTCAGTTAGCGCGACAGCTTTTCCTGAGTCTGCCCAAGCTGAAACGCTGTCCCAAGTTACGACGTTTACGACCTTGCCGTTTTCAATAATTGCGTATTTATTTTCCATGATTGCCTATGCGTAAAGCTCCAAAATAATGATTCCGCCAGCGCCGTCGCCACCGCTTCGAGATGTTGCGCTGTTAGCTACACCGCCTGAGCCACCTGAACCGTAGCCATTGCCATCGACTCCTGGGTTTGACGTTCCGAACTGAACACCGCCACGCCCAAACTGAGAGTCACCACCACGCCCTGCCTGTCTAGGAGTGACTAAAAGTCCAGTGTGACCGTCTTGCCCGTTGATGTTGACATCGCCACCAGTTCCAGTTCCGCCTGAACCGCCCCTTCCGCCACCTGCGACAGTTCTACCATCACCGCCAGATCCGCCGCTTCCGCTTAGGGTGTCGAATGTAGTTGTCCCACCGTTAGCACCGTCACCGCCAGAAGTTCCACCTGCGCCACCTGCGCCGATAGTCACTGTGACGGATGCGGATAATCCTGCAATGTCCGTAATGAATTTTACGGCGTATCCACCGCCACCGCCACCGCCTGCACAAGCGTCGATAACCGTTGATGCTGAACCGCCGCCACCGCCACCGCCAAGAACCTTGAGACGGATAGCTCGTAAATACGGGTAGTCGGCTTTTGCAAAAGTGCCGCTACTTGTAAACCTAACTTCTTCTTGGAATGCGTAGGCGTTACCCCCGCCAACCGAAGCCCAGCTAGTTCCGTCGTAAACCTGAAGGCCGGTGTCTTCAAGATAGGCAACCATACCTTCAGCGACTGCCGCGCCTAGCGCTGTATCGCGTGCAGATGCGTCAGCGTATTTCTGAACCGTCTGGTCTTGAATGTAAGTCTGAAACTCTGAGGCTTCTACAACTTCGCCAATCTGCCAGTCTTTCCAACCAGACATTTATTTTCTCCTAATAAGCAAGTGAGTTTCCTGCCGATAGTCTACCAAACACCTTGTCCGACAACCTGAATAAGCTGTAATCGAGAGCGCCTAGCCCTAGCGTCATGCGGTGCGACTGTGGCCCCACACGCTGATCTATGCGAATGACCTCGGCGTAGCGTTCGATTGCAGGGGCGATTCCGTTAGGTGTGAACTTGACAAATACCACCTGCCCAAGCTCCAAGCCCAAGACTTCTGCCTGATTTTCCTCTGGCAGGGTAAGCAGGTCAATCTCTAGCGATTCAAAGCGATACTCAGGCTGAGCGTATTTGCCGACTAGGAATGTCGCCAACTCCTCGGCATCTGCGTCACTATCCATAAGCAAGTTGTCAAGGGTGAGCGTAGAGATACCGTAGGCAGACTGTGAAGGCAGGTCAGAGGCCACAGCCGTTCCGCCGTTGAGTCTTGATAGCACGACCTCGTTGTAGAGCAACTCAGCGCCGTATACAACCTTGAGGTCTTGATAGCCCATACCTGAGCCGTCGTCTGCAAAGCTGACAACCTCGGCAGATGTTTCGTCGGTGTGTCGGTTCTTAAAAACTACGCTGCCGGACTTGTCAATAAAGAGAGAACCTGGCTCCGATTCGGTGACTAGTTGCAGGTATTCAAGGGCGTTTGTGTTTGCCTCAATTACGTCAGCTTGTAGGTCTTGCAAGCCATCTTCGATTGAACGACGATCAAGGGGCCAGTTCACAGACACGTCATTTAGAACGGCGTTGATACGTGCGCTGGTTAGCTGCGCAGTTGCAGTCCCGCCAGTTAAGGTTTGGTTGGCTAGTTTGGTCAGGCCGTCAGACGCAATGATTGAGGCAACGGAATTACCCTGTGGCTGATAGTCAAGGTTCCAGTCGTCAATCGTTCCTCGGTATTGCACTATGCCATTTGAGGTGACTCGCACGTCACGCCTCGGAACTATCTGCCCTGCGTATGGCCCTGATGTGTAAAGCGGGTCAAAGCTTCGGTCATTGTTATTAAGATTGACGGTAAGGCTTCCAGCGGGATAGCGGTCAAGCTGTCTTGACTTACCACGAGTGACTGAGTAGTTAAGCACCTTGTCAGTTACGTCAATGAGCAACTGCCCGCCGAGAAGGTAAACCGTTGAACCCAGAACACCTTTTACAACGTCGTCAAGAACGGCAAAGTCTGCGTTTGGATCAGCGGAAAGGTCAAAGGCTATTTCAACTCTGTTGTTCACTATGCCCTCGCAAAGACTCGGCCCGATGAGCGTTCAAAGCGCAAAATCTCATTAACGATTTGTTCGCCGATTCTTGTTCCGTCTGCGCCCATTCCGGCGTTTACTGTGATGCTGAAGTTGCGACCACCGCCACCTGACATCATTGAGTTCAATCGGTCTAGTGGGATAACGGCTTCAGCCTGACCAGCTTCACCAATGACACCAAGGGTTCCGCCTGGTCTTGGCATGACAACACCACCATCGGCAAACTTTGGAACGCTACCATACTTGTAGCTTGAGGTTCCGCTTGATGAACCGTAAGGGTCGAAGCTTCCATATTGTCCACCCAAGTTAGGAACTGACTTACCGCTTAGCCTGTCGATTGCGTCATTGACTGCGTTAAGAACGCCGGCTAAAAACTCTAGCGCAGTTGCTATGGCAGTGATACCGGCGACGATATCAGCGCCACCAATCTTTGCTAGGAAGTCTACCAAAGGCGATTCAACTAGCTTCTTGACCTCTTCGGCTACCTTGCCAAAGGCATCTCCCATAAACTCAAGCGCTTTCTGAAATAGCGGAGCAGAAATCAGGTCGGTGACCATACTCAAAACCTTTTCACCAAGCACCAGCAGGAACTCAACTACTTTGCCGACAGGTTCTTGCAGGTTGTCAAAGATTGTCTTTAGACCTGGGAGCGCTTTGTCTAGCAGTGGCTTTAGCCTTGCGCCAATTTCCTCTGCGCCTTTCCAGAGGTTGTCAAACAATTCAACTAGGACTGGGCCAGCTTGGTCAATGATAGGTGAAATCTTATCTAGCATCATCTGTAGCTTTGGTGCTAGTGCAGAACCGATTTCAATGGCGACATCCATCAGCCTTGACTTGAGCAGTTCCATCTGAGCGTTGAATGTTAGTAGTTGCTTTTGTGAAACCTCGTCTACAGTTCCGCCAGCGTCTCTTAGTTTCTGCTCGTACTCAGTGAGCGCATCGCTGTTACCGACTAGCGCTAGGATACCTTCGCGGGCCTGCTTGGTGAATCCAAGTTGTGACAGCGTGTTTATCTTTTGCTCGGTGGTCATGTCACCTAGCACGCCTGTGAATTGCTTAGCGATGTCTGCAAAGCCAAGCATTGCACCTTCAGAATCAAAGAGTTCTAGCCCAAGCTTCTTGTACTCGTCGCCGTTTCTTTCCAGCGTGTCAGTCAGACCGAAGATTGTGTTTGTTAGAAGCGTTCCAGCTCGCTCGCCCTTGATACCTTGATCAGCGAATACAGCTAGAGCAGCCGCGCCTTCTTCAATGTCCTTGCCTACAGTCTTTAGCGCGTTACCAGCTTTAGTTGTGAACGCTGTAGCAAGTTGCTCTACCGAGGTGTTAGCCAGTGTGTTGGCTTTTACGAATACGTCTGTGACCCTAGTTAGGTTAGCTAGGTTTTCGGCTGCGTCATCTGAGGTTAGTCCCAGTGCGCTTTGTGCGTCTGTGGCTAGGTCGGTTGCCAGAGCCATGTCGAACATACCAGCCTGAGCAAACTTAGCAACCTGTGGCATGGCAGCGATTGACTGCTGTGCGTCAAGACCGGCGCTCGCTAGGAAGAAGTAAGCGTCGGCAGCTTCTTCAGCGCTGAACGTTGTGCTCTTTGCAACCTCACGGGCCGCGTCGCTCATGTCAGTTCTTAGGCTTTCGGATACGTCGCCCATGATTGAGATTGACTTATTTAGTGCTGCGTCAAAGTCACCAAATGCTTTGATTGAAACAGTAGCGATACCTGCGATAGCAGCACCAGCAGCAGCAGCAGACTTAGCAGCGAACTGACCAAACTTCTTTAGGGAGCCTTGTGCTGACTTTACGCCTTGATCATAGAACTTGGAAACAATAGGAAGATTAATTGCCATTAGATTTTGATTCTCCTATTGACTTGACCGATTAATTTATTCACAATGCCAACCGCCAACGCAATAGCGTCTGGTCGCATTAGCCTGAACTTCTTGTAGGCGTATCTACCGCCTCTGCCCTTCATTGGAGCACGCTGGTTTAGAACGCTGATTAGGTTTCTACCCCTGGCGCTTGCACCCCTTGAGCGTGAGCCTGCCAGTTCACCGAGGTATAGCCCGCGCTGTTTGCGTGTTGGATTGATTCGGATTGATACTAAGTGGTCACCTGATTTGCGTGAGCGACCTGGCGTGAAAGAAATGGAAGGTCTTACCGGACTCCAACCGGTTGGGCCGTATTGTCCTAAGCCTGACAGCGGTGGTTCAACTGGAACTGCATTAGCTACTTGTTTTGCGAATGGGCCAATGGAAGCGCGTAGGTCTTTACGAAGCTCTTTGACTAGATTCTTGTCTAGTGCTTTTAGCTCTTTCACAGCCTCACGAATGTTATTCGCTTCAATCTTCGGTGTAATCATTCGCGCTCCTCAATACAAGTTTACCGCTTACCCTGTTGCCTACTTGCTTTGAACTCTAAGTACTTGCTCATAGTC